ATTAGATGTTGTGTTAAACTCATCCTCAAACTCAAATAAATAGTAAGCATTTGATAGTGTTGTGACCTCAGTTAAGGTCAGCACAAAGCTATTAGTTGAGTCTTTCTCAAGATATATCATACCTATATTGTACTTAGCGAATTTTTTAATTAAAAAAAAAGCCTTACATTTCTGCAAGGCCTCTTTATCTATGGAGAAAAGAATAGATTATGGTGCTGGTGTAATTAAAGTAGTCACTACTGACTCTTCAATTTGGAAAGCTAAAAATTCATTCTCAGCTAAAAGAGTGATAGAGTACTTACTACCATCAGCTCTAGCTGTTCCTGAGCCTTCACCAGTTGCAGTCAACTGCAAGTATGGAAAAAACCAATACAAGCCATTTGCATCTTGAACAATACCACTTAAGTACTGCTGACCTGAGCCAAGTACTTTGATAGCACTAGACTTGATTGACTCACGTCTGTGAAACATTAGGTTAATAGTCTGAGTTACAAATGAAGACCCATTGATAATGTCAATGTTAGACTCTTCTGTGTAGCTTGAAGTATTGCGTCTGAATTCAAACTCAATAAATGGATCAGCTCCACCTACTAAGTCTAATGTGTCAATCAAGTAGTCATCAGCTGGATCAACTGACAATGTAGTCATGTCAACATTATCTTGTTGATTGACATAAAATTTATAAATACCACCAGTGTTGTTGTCACAACTCTTAAGGATGGTCTGAAGTGCATCACATGCCATTTTGTTTATATTTTAAAGTTGAAAAAATAGGGAGGCATTGCTACCTCCCTTTTATGTCTTAGATGTAGAATGGGTTGTACAACACTATCTCAGATGGGTTAGTGTAGTGGAAACCTACCTTCATGTTAGCTCTTGTTCTCAACACTGGCTCAGCAACTGAGTCAGATAAGTTGATAGCTTTTAAAGCCTTAGAATCACCTTCAGCATCAAACGCATAGATAAGGTTGTTTTTCAAAGTCAACAAGATAGTGTTGTCAGGCATACCCTCACAAGCTACTACATTGATTCCTAAGAAAGTTAATCCTAATGGTAAAGTAACGAATGTTTGAGTGTTACCTTGTGCCGCTTTCAATTCGTATGCATTAGCTACATTTGTAGATACATAAAATCTTAAGTCAGCTTTTCTTCTTACAATTGAATTAGGAGCCGCATTCAATACAGATTCCATAACTGTCAATACATTTGAAGTAGTAACTACACCATCATACAAGCCAGTGATAGCCGCATCATAGAACATTGGGAATAAGTATCCAGTGCACAAAGACAATAAATCATCCTCAGATGCTGTGTTACCTTGCCATCTCAACAACTCAATGTCTTGACCGATAACCATAGCCATTTCATTCCAGTAGTAAGACATAAAAGAAGGTACAGTAAAGTCACCATTTGATCCTTTAGTCATTTGTAATGCTAAGAATGATTGCTCTAAGTCAAATTGACAAAGCTCAGCCATTGCTGATAAAGAACATACGTCAATGTCAATAGCATCAAGTACATCTGTACTAGGAGAAAAAGCACAGTTATATGCTTGCAATACTTGACCAAATACTACATTAGCTAATTTGGTTTTTGACTTTACACCAGGCAAAGTTCTAAAGTTGTTAGGAATGTCAGGACTTGATAAATAAGCCTTTGAATAGAACTCCTCTGGATTCGCAGCTAAAAGTGCGTTTGTTTCGATGTCAAGATCGAATTTAAGGTTACGTGTCATTTTATTTTGATTTTGAAAATTTTACAAATTCTTTGAACTTATCATGCGAGCTCAACGCCACTGGTGCTACTTCCTCTTCAGTCTCTAAAGCTATAGATTCCTCAATTTGATTTTTCAATCCAGCTATCATAGCAATAACTGAATTCATGTGCTCCTCTAATAAAGGGCGTACAATAGAGATAATAGCCTCAGCATCTAATGCTGGGTCAACAGCCATAGCCACTGCTGTATCTGCCTCTGCATCCTCTTCTTCAGCTACTGGTGTTTCAGCCGCTACAGCTTCTTCTTCTTCAGCTACTGGGTCAGCAGTCATTTCGGTTGGTACATCTTTAATCTCAACAACTTCTCCATCTGTAACAATGTAGATTTTGCCTTCAATAAGATGCTCTCCATCAGGTAATTTCATAGTATTTAATTTAATTTGTTCCGATAATTTCATCCCTAAGAAGCCTTCAATAGAATAACCTACCTGACCTGACTCAACAAGCTCATCATAGTAAGCTCTATCTGTCACTTGACTTGTTAACATCAGTGTTCCCTTAGGAGCTTCAATGCCATAAGTAGTGAATGCCTTGTCAGTAGTTGGGTTGTCTACTATCCAAGCCTCTAAGATGTAAGCTGGGACTTTCTTAGTAGTGTCATGCTCTAAGTTAAAGATGTCTTTGTTTTGTAGATTCTGCATGAACTTAGAATGGATCTGCTCAATAACCTCAGCTGAGAATTGAACGTCATACTCTTCACCATCTTCATCTTTGCGATAGATATTCATTGGAATCATTGCTGGTGCAACAACTCGCATTTTTACATCATCTTTGAACGTCATTGCAACATGAGAATTGAAAGCCATACCTTTAACCTTAATAGCAGGCTTTGAAGTAAATGCAATCATTTCTATGCCTAAGTTCTCACCATCGGCATACTCATCCTCAATTGTAATTTTATAGACTGGTCTATCCATGCCTATATTGTAAAAAGTATTATATTTGTTAAAAATTAAAATCTATGGTGAATATTTTAGGCATTGAAGTACCTAACCAACTGAACGAGTTAACGGTACAGCAATTTGAAACAATTACAACAATCCACGCTGACACTGAGCTGGATGCTATTGACAAGTACTTACAAGTGTTTGAATTCTTAGGAGTGCCCACAATCAAATGGGACGATGTTGAGATTGAAGAGTTCAAAGAGATAGTAAAATCTTTCAATGACTTATCAGGAAAACCTGAGCTAGTGAGCACACTTGAGATTGATGGTTATACCTATGTAGCATTTGAGGATAAGTTCAAGCTATCTGTAAAAGACACTAAGTCAATTGAGAAAATAATGAACTCCAAGCATAAAGGCTATCTGTCTGAGTTGTTAGCTGTGTTATTCAAGCGTACTGATTTGACCAAAGTAGAGCACTACACAGATGCTCACATTAAACTGAAAGCAAAGTTGATTAGAGAATTGAAAGCTGAGTTAGCAGTCCCTTACCTAGTAGAGATTGGTCAAAAGTTATCTAAACACATACCTAAGGATGCACCTACCGAAATCGTGGAGTGAGATTGATGTCCTACAGTTCAAAGAGATTAGAGAGCTGTACACAATCCCTGAGGTGTTCAATAGAGAGATAGAGATACTTGCCATACTAGCTGATGTCAGTTCTGAAGAGCTTGAAGACCTTGATATTGAAGAGGTGACTGACATGATTAATCAGATTAAATTCGTTAACTCAGAGCCATCTAAGCAATACAAGCATCAAATTGATGACTACCACATCAAGCCATTAGATAAACTTACAATTGGTGAGTATATTGACCTTGAGTTCTACTTCTCAAAAGACTACAACCAACACATTTGTCACATTGCATCTATCTTTTATAGGCAAAAGACTACCAATCAATGGGGTGTTACTGTCTTTGAACCTTATGACTTCAGTCCTAGACAAAGATTTGAGCTATTTGATGAGTATCCGATTAGTCATATCTATGGTATTATCCCTGAGTTTATATCTTTTAGGGAGAACTTTATGAATACTTATGGCAATCTATTTCATGATGACAATGACACTGATGACGAAGAGGATAAACCTACTACCTCTCAGGAGTCTAAGGACTTACAGCTCAAGAAAAGTGAAATGAAGTGGGGATGGGAGAGACTAATCTACTCCCTATGCAATGAAGACTTGACAAAATTTGAGGATGTCACAAACCTACCTTTAATAATGACCTTCAATATGTTAGCTATGAAAAAAGAATTGAGTATTTAGAAATCTAGTGTGTCAAAAAACTCACCAAACAAAGGCTCAAAGTCATAAATCACAACTACCTTTTGACGAAGCAATCCACCCAGTTCTAAAATAGGGAATTTCTTAGCTAAATTAGCCACGTATTGACCGTACATTTCATTGATAAGTCCCTCTTGCTCAAGTCTTTTATTGAATTTACGCACCAAGTCATAAGGAGCAATCCATGTCGTACCATTGTTTAGGAATCCAAAGTAATAAGCGGCTATAATTTGAATGCGAAGGTTACCCTCAGTACTCACTTTGGCATTGATACGCACTGACTCATAGAGTGTTCTAGTCTCAATAAGACCTTCATCTAAGATAAGTTTCTTAAGCACATTAGCAACCTTCCGTCTTGTAGGATAAAGGATGTTAAATTCACCAGTGTTTTTATATGCCATTGTTAATTGGTGTTATTGGTGGTACGTATTCACTCAAAGGTATTTCTAGCAAGTAAGCGTATTCAGTTGGTGCTATGTCAACCTCATCTGAGCTACTCAAAAATAAAAAATATACTTCATTAATATCCTGAACAAAGTTAAAAAAAGTATCTGAGTCAAAGAATACACCTTGTAAATCTAATGCTTGTTGCTCTGTTACTATTCTACCTTCTATCATACTTGTCTAGATAATGTTGTGTTAAATGCTTGTACCGCTGTGTATAAGTTAGCCGCTTCTGTATCTGTTAAACCGTCACCAATTGAAGCGAAGGCACATTCTTTTGTTGAGTAATTACTACCAGTACCAGTACCAGTGTTTAAGGCTAAGATGAAAATATTTCCTGTAGTGGGTGCTGAGGATGGAGTTGTTACGCCCGTTACTATTTTTACTCCATTTTTCCACGCATTTATTACTGTTGATGCTGTTCTGTTACCAGTGTAAAAACCTAATGAATTTGCGTCAGCATGTTGTGCCAAAGCACTACCATTGACTCTATGATAAGTGATGCCAGCAGTTCTAATCTCCATGATGTTAGAGAGCAAATTTACTCCCATTTCAATCTGAGTAAGATTAACATTTGTTCTTGAGTAAAATGAGTAATGAGTACTATTTTGTGTTAAGTTACCTGATGGCTGTAGCTGTGTGTTAGCAAGTCCAGTAGTACCATTGCCTACCATTCCAGTAGCTGAGTGATTCACACCAGTTGCATAGGTCAATCTGAATGCAGCGTTTAAATCTCTCGGGTCTTTTAAATTGAATTTATGTTGCGAAGCTGTGCCTCCTACTATTGGGTAGATAGCTTTCATTTTAGTCCAAATAGAAAAACCTTTTAATGCAAGAACCAAAGAATTTATTGCACTTTGTTGAGTAGGGTCAGTTATTGCAGCCGCTGTTATGAATGCTTGTGCATCTGGGTCAAAGCTACTTTTTGGCATTAAAGAAATTAAACTATAGTAACTCA